TGGTTGGATCCTCTCCACCCATTGCAATAGGAGCACCTGCTACGTTATTTACCATAACTACTGCTTTTGCGCCTGCAACTTGAGCTTTTTTCACTTTCGCTTAATCGGCAAAACCAAATGTAAAGAATTTTTGCGCTATGACCACCTTTTTACGCTGGACGATTTTATTAAAAAATAAAGCCGTTAGCATGAATTTTGGGGTGCTCCAAAACTTAACTTAATTCCCATACCTCTTTGTTGTAATATAAACAGAAAGCCCTCAACTAGGAGGCTCTCTTATGCAAGATCATGTCTGTATAGTTAGACATTCAAATTAAAGCTCAATCGATTCCCTTTTAGCAACTCCTTGGTTGCCTCTATATTATTCTCATAGATGTGTACATTGCCTAAGAATAACGTTATAGACTTCAATGGTAGATTGATTTGCCATGATATCAGATACAAATGTAAATGTCAGCTGGAAGCCCTAAACTAGCGTCACTAGAACGCTGATAAGCTGACACAACCAACTTTCCACGCTCAATCTGAAACTGAATCAAACTTAAACACGGCTGTTGGTTGCTTTCCACATCCGTACGACCTAAAAACAACACATAGTTCTTACTATTGCGCTTTTCTTTGTTGATCTTTTTAATAAGATCAGGCAGCTGCTCAAAGTACGTTGGATAGCTATTGACCAAAATAGGACCGCAATAATCCCACCAGTCAATACCAGCGGAACGATATGCTTCAGTTGAGCGTTCGCCTTTCTGGAACAATTCAAGCTCTGATTTTAGCTTATTCCGAGCCATTCCGTGACCTTCAAATATATCCAGCAAATCGCCGGGATTCATTCTCAGCTTTTGATCTGTTAAATACTTGATACTCCCTTTCTTGTTTGTTTGAACTTTTCCGTCGTTCAAAATCTTACTTAAAATTTGATGATACTTATTCATAATTGTATATTTGCACTTCTCACGGATTAGGTAAAACAACAAAGCCAACATAGAAGATTTTTAGTCCTCCAATGTTGGCTTTGGGCTATTTTAAAATCCGTGAGAAGTTTTTAATTTGTTGGAGAACTTTTTAAAACCTCCTTTTAAAAGTGTTTAAAAGTAATTTTAATCGACGTTTAAACATGGCTAACAGAAGCCAAAACAACCCCAAAAGAGCTGCAACAATGTACACTCCTGCTGGAACTCCAATCGCCTTTTTATCAACCTCTTTTGATTTCTCAAGCTGTTTGAATTTACTTTCTGTTGTTTCTTTATATTCTGACAAAGCAGTCAAAACACTGTCGTATTTCGTTTGATATTCTTCTTGCCATCTACTTACTTCGAATTTAGAGTTCGTTTCAGCACTTGCAGATCCAACGCCGGTTGCTATCATTTCAAAACCGTTTTCTGTCTGATCTATTTTTAACCTGAATTCATCCGATGGATTTTGACCTACAAATTGCCAATTGAGAAAACTGGCCGCTTGCGTAAATTCGGAAATGCCAAAGCCTTTAAAATCAGACTGAACACTTAAGTTTACTTTGGTATCTTCTGAATTTTCAACCTTCTGACTGGCTTCGACCTCCGTTTTCTTAACGTCAACCACCTTCTTTTTGGCAACACAGCCAAAAAGAAGGAATATCGATAATACAATTACTTTCCAATCCATTTCTTTGCCTCTTTTTCTAATGATATATCATACCGTTCGCGCCCCCATTTCCTTGCCATTTCAACGAATTTCGCACCGTTGTAGATGTACGCTATTCTATACCAATCTCTATTTTTGACTGCCTGTAAAAGCTTTGCATCCGTTAAGATAAATCTTACCAATGCACAAAGCTGTTGGTATTCGCCTTTTTTGAAATCATCCCACATAGCCCCAACACTTGCATAGCCTAAACGCTTCCAATGAAACCCCATAATCTGAGGCATTCCAATGCTTGTACTTTCCATTGCTGCATTGGCATTTTTCGCAAAAGCATCATTGAATGCAATCCATTCTTTGGACTGAACATCCACCTTATTTACAGACCATTTTCCAGATGGTGCAAAGGGCGCTTTTTTACGGAACCAGGAAGGCTCAAACTGTATAAGCAACTTGCCTGTTTTCGAGTCAAAACCATGGCCCGGTGTTTCTACTTTTACGATGGCCATCATTACGTCAAATGGCAACTTATTGACCTTTGACAGGTCTCTAATGTGTTTTATATTTTCTGTTTTCATATTTTTCATTTTATTACCAAAAAATTAAACTTGCATTTGCTGGAATTGTAATTGTTCTTCCTTTATTTCCTCCTCTAAGAAAAATTCCTGAAGAGGTTACTCCTAATTCTAAAGCTTTCAGCACACTTCCCCCATCCCAACTATACTCACTCTTCAAAGAACGGTACACACTTCCGGCAAACCATGTAATATCCCAATTACCATATGACTTTAAATGTACTGATTCATTGAAATTCCAACCGTTTATATTTGTTTCTATATTTATACTATAAATAGCCCCCGATGCTAGCGTTACGGCTGAATTGAATGGGTATATTCGTTTCCAACCTAATTCAGTTATATTTTGGGTTGTACCATTCAAGGGTACTACTTTTAAAATAGATTGGTTGAAATTCATTTGTTCTAAATCCTGTAAGTCTAACATAAAGGATTTATTATTATGTGTTACGTACAAACCCGTAGTCCCTCCTGCTATTGGCGGTAATTTTCTCAATGTTAGTTTGAGTTGTGTGGAATCGCTTAAAGGACTTCCCCCATAATCCGTTAAAGTAATCGCTTTGCTGAATGTCTTATCTCCACCTATATATTGATCTGTAGCAATATCCACCAACCCCTCCGTTTGTTTTGCCTTTATTTTTTTCGCCATAAGTATGTATTAGTATTGATAGAAAACTTCGATTTCATCGCTCACCTCTATGGGCGTTGCAAGTAATGATTGAGTGATCTGAAGAGCCATTCCAGTAATCGTAAATGATGAGTTCAATACTTTGACTCCGTTAACAAAGACGGAAATAGCATTAACAGGCGTTTCTGATAGCATTAGATTCACCTTACCACTTACTATATTACCAGCCAAAACCCCAAAGAAATCATTTTTGTTTTTTAATAAATTTGCTGTTGTCAAGAAATTTTTACCACTTAACCAATCCGACAAGTCTTTTGCGCGCCAAAGCCTTCCTGCAGTGTCTGTACCTGTATTTAAATGCGATAAAGTACCCAAGGTATAGGTTGTGTCTATATCGGTAAATTGAGCCGTCTTGGTGGTGTTATTATTTAGCGTAACGGTTATAGTTTTAGTCCCTGTTCCAGTTACTGCTATACTTTTCAATCCCGTTGGATCCACCTCTTCTGTTAAAAACATAGAAGTGTCAATGGTGCCTGATAGCACGTCCCAATCTGCACCGTTCCAACACACATTGTCACCTGCCTTCACTTCTTTCGTAGGATAAGCATTTACTATATTCCAAGTGTCACCCGTTTTATTTCCAGAGGCTGGAAGTTCCGTGTAATTGGTTTTTTGTCCTTTGTAGGTCATTACACTGGAAAGTCGTGAGTTAAGATAATCTACCAAAACCTTTGCGGAGATTACTTTCTTGGTGGTGTCTGTTCCTACAGAAAGTTGACTTTCGGTAATAAGATCATATTCTGTGTTTAAATCTGTGAATTGACCACTGACTGATGTGCTATCAGAAAAGTTGATTTTTACCGTCTTGGTGGTGGTTCCTGTTATCTCAACAGAAACTATGGTCGGCGTATGATTGATGATTGGATTCTTTGGATCCGTATTGTCAACGCCCGTACCGACTACTGAATTTACGATTTGCCCTTCAATCTGGGCTTGTTTAATTTTTTTTGCCATTGTATCTAATTTTTATAGTAAATGATGTCAACCAAATCACCTGAATTGATTGCATAATCAACCAATGTGGAGTCAATTGTAATTGTATTATTTAGGACAGAATAGCAGTTTCTACCCACATAAAGTCCACGCACGTATAGCAATAGCATTGCGCTTGTATTGACGGAATTCGGTAACACTATTTCTATGCTATTTGTTTTAATGTCACTTTCCGTGATTGTATGTTGATGGTTTTCAGGGACTGGATTACTTCCAACGGAAATCGGAACATATTCAACCTCAAATTCTTCATCTTCGTCTAAAGAAACTCTTATCATATAGTCACCTACAATATCATCTGGAGCTCGTAATTTAGTAGCTAGACTTTCTCGGAGCGCTTGAATTTTGTCATTGACAGATAAATTGAAATCAGATTGCTTTTGTGTGGCGTTAGTTCCTATTTCAGCATATTCTTGGGTTAATTCAACGCCACTGTCTTTGGGCTCTGTCAAATCTAAAACTTCCAACCATTCTTCTCTGTGGATATTGGACGCATCTGTAGCGGCATACTCATCATGGCTATGGTTAGAATTTGCTTTGTTGTCTAATGCGGTTTGAAGATTTTCTACATCGTTAATCGCAATGGGATCATCTTTGTGCCAAAAGCTATCAAATACATTCCAAAATTTATTCTCATCGGGCTTCATTCCATTTCGGAACCAGTTTTTCATGGTTGATAAGGATACTTTCATCTTTTAATCTATTATAGGTTTAATGAATAATACAATTCGATAAGGATTAACCACAGAAAATGGAACTCCCAAACCTGAGGCGTTAATACTTAAAGTATGTGAGTGCGCTCCTGAAGTGGATGTTGATACTGTGCTACCATTCCAGAATTCAAAACTTCCATTATCCTTACCACTACGACCATAGGGCACACCTTTTATATAAGTGTGAGAATGCTGACCTGCACTTTGTGCTGTTCCGGAATGGAAGTGCGGCCCGTTGTTTGCTTCAGTTAATGAAACTGATTTTACGCCGCCTGTCTTCCCAACTGCATCGAAATCTGAGTCTGATTCTTTAAAACCTATCGGTAATCGCCCTTGAAATTCAGTAGCCTCTTTCCAACCTGTAGGAATTTCACTTGCAGGACGGTTCCATAAAACGTAACTTCCTCCATGGGTGAATGGCTTACAGTATTTTTCTAACTTTTCAACACGCGCTAAAAGTCCGCTTAAAACGGCATTTGTAGTCACTCTTACAAAGTTTGACCAGGCTATGGAACCATGTCCACTTCCAAATTTTGCAAATCGTTTTTTATAAACAATTTTTTCTTCTCCATTTTCGAAGAATCGAGTTTCTTGCGTTTCTAAAACAACGACACGCTCTTGTTTTACGCCTCCTTCAAATGGAAGTACTTCTCCATTTATAAATACAGTGCCATTAGTTACCCCAGAACCTGACTCATGACATCCTGTAAGAATGGTCATATTACCTGCAATAAACCCCAAAGAATTTAGTAATGAGTAACTATTTTGGAGGAAGTCTAGTGTGTCTGTTTCAAGTGGAAAACCGCCCGATTGTTGTACGTCTATTCTATCCATTTTGATTTGATATTAAATTGTAATTATTAATGATCTTATACCTTGTCCCAAATAATTTATAAAAGTCTACCAGTGAACGAATATCAAAAACATCAGCTTTTGCTTGGTTCATATTGACAATAAAATCCACATTAGAAGTATAGGATGCAGACGGATAAAGATATTTCACACCCAAATATTTGGGAATCTGTTCACCCGAAGTGTAGATGTAATTTGAATCTACAATCATATCCTCTTCTACTCTTATTCGTCTTTCCTGTGGATCAAACTCATCGTTCAAAGCAGTTTCTAAATAACATTTCTGAAAGTTGTGATTCACACGGTAAATATTGTAGTCTCTGTTTTTGACAAAATGGTAATGCATTTGTTGCAAGGGACTCATTAATGCTTGAATGTATGCAACTGTTTTGGGTTTACGCCATGCAATAGGTAAAAGCAAAATAACCAATTTGGATATGCTTAACTTCCACCATCCTGTTGTACTTTCTAAACTAAATCCCATAACTAATTCCATCAAAGTTTTCTAATTCAAAATAGCCGCTCTCTGGAATTTTCCGAACATCAATTTCTACATAGTTTCCATAGTTATTTGTCGCTGGATCAATCCAACAACTTTGTGCACTGTCTATTTGAACTAAACTAACGCCCTCAGCCTGCTCGAGCTTATTGGCAAGCTCTTGTAAACGAAGTTCTCCATTGAATGGAAGCTCCTTCATAAACTCTTTTAACGCTTCTTTTACGGGTTCTTTCCCGGTAATCCGATGAACACCGTTCTGATCTAACAACAGAGGATTTCGGAATATGCGAAGCTGAAGCAGTAATAAATCAGGCTTGTAATTTATAATTGTGTAAGGAATTCCAGTAGCTTTAATCTGTGAAAGCCATTCAGCTATTGCTTCTATATGCGTTGCCGTGAGTGGCTGTAATTTTTCACCTTCTTCGGTCGCAATTTTACAAATAACTCTTTTTTCGTCTACGCTTTCTGTTACAGCGGCGTACTTAATAATCTTTGAAGCTTCTACTTCATCGGGTGTGGCATTTCCATTTTTCCACACATCTGTCCCCGGAATTAATGTATAGCCATATTGAAAGTTCAATAATTGATTACGTATCCAAATCCCATTGTGAAGCTTTTTGGAAGCAATTAATGTGTCTATTTCCTTTTTGTGCGTCTCAAACATCTGTCGAAGCAAATCGATAACAAAAGCCACAATCCAAATCATATTGCCCCACACGGAGACCTTGCTGTCTGTAGTCAACTCTGCTAATTCAGGTTTTGATTCTTTGGCCTGATGGATTGCTCCTAGTATTTCTTCAAAGTTTTTCATCTTAATTATTCAGCTGCTGTTATTTTAAAATCTATTCCAATAGCCCAATAGGATATTCCTTCTGGTTGGGGTTGGATTACACTGCTTTCTAAATCCCAAGCTGTGGCTGGTTGGTGTTTTCTGTTTTCAAAGTAATTAGCCACGTCTTTTCCCTCTTTCCAATTCGGTATATTTAGAGTTTGTCCAGGCTTCAATTCAGCCGTTACTTGTAGCTGGTTTAATTTTGCTATTTCAAATGAGGCTAAAGCAGAACCGCAATACTGGATCGCGATATCAAAAACAGACTGATTATTTAATACCGTTACTTCCATTTTTCAATAAAGTTTTAATTTGATTTTCACGGTCTTTTAATTCCGTCTTTAAACCCCGAACTTGACGTCGTAATAGTGAAATTTCATCTTTTAAAATCTTAATTTTATTACTCATCATTTGCTCGTATTCTAAAAAACGAGCGTCATAACGAAGCTTCAAATCGTCTAAAATCTCTTTGTAATGGTGTGAGAGTCTTATGTCATTATCGATTCGGTCAGCTTTTACACTTTCTAATGCTTTTTCAACCTCAGCATTAAATTTCTTGCGCTCCAAAAACCAGAACAAAAGTCCACCCGCACCGAATACATAGCCAATAATTGTGACAATTAAATTTTGCACCTCCTCCATTTTATACGTTTATTTTAATTTGTTCATACCCATCCTTCAGGTCAATATTTGCATTTCGGTACCCATCGTACTCCAGTTGGATTTTTAAATCCCTTTTGAATTTGTAGTGATTTGTGTTTTTCTTCAGTTGATTAACAGCTCCAAACCCAATCATAGGTGTACTCTTAAATTCACCTGCCAAAGAAATTACCACATCTTCGACGTGCTGCGTGTCTGAGTGGGTAATTACAAAATCTCCGTTTCGTATGGCCAAATCGCCTTGAATATGTTGAATATCTTTTCTCATTCCACTAAACCAAACTTCCTTGTATAGGCCCTCCTTGACTATCAACACCCACAACTTGTGCAGTTTTCACATAGGCATCAACTGCATCGCTCAACTTTGTTGCATATCTTTCAATAGCAGTTCCCTGATCCAAATCATCTTTAAGCTCAATCAACATTGCTTTGATTTCTGTTTTTAGTGCGGTTTTGTTTAAAGCCATCTTAAATCCTATTTAAATAAATCTCCAACTGAAGATTTTAATTCATCAAATTTCATTTTGTCAGGTGCAGAAAAACTCCCTGGTCCCGACGGTGTTTGTATGATTGCACTCTTCAACTGTGTGAAGGTGTCTTTTAATATTTTCTTCAAATCTGCAGTGTTGTTTTTCAACTCTACTTTCCCTCCAGATAGTTCTAATTTTGCGCCTCCAATTGTTATCAGCACTTTTTCTATTTCAGTGTATTTAACTATGCATGATTCTTCGGGTGCATTTTCAACCTGCAGTACCAGAACCTCACTACCCACTTTTGGAAATACGATAAAAACATCTTCAAAATCCCCACTAACTGCATTCAATCTTACATCTTCCAAGTCAGGCAATCCTTTGCGCTCAAGCGTACATGTATCTCCAGAGATGTTCTTTACCTTTCCTACTACGGTTGTCCGGGATCTACTGCCTTTTCTTATTATTGCGTCCAGTGCTTCCTCAAAAACTTCCATCCATTCTATTTTTAAAATTGTCCTGTTACAGCAACGCTCCCAAAGTGATCTCCTTCATTTTCAGATTTGATTTTAAATGAAATCTTGTTTTGTCTTAAAAACCCATTTGTACTATCAATAGTTGTGGAAACGCCTTCTATAAAATAGTGCCCATCTCTATGGCCATCTGGATAGTTTGGATCGGTAATAGATGCTGAGAATCCAACTTCCGTTCTCGGTTCACCCCAACTGTCAATACTGCCTTCATAGCCATCAAATACTTTACTTGCCAAATACTTTTCACACCACTCTTTTAAAGCTGTTTTCGATAAGTTAACAGGTGCGTGAAGTGTGATTTCAGATTCTCCTGGAGTTCCAAACTCATAATTAACTTTTCCACCTCCTTTTTGCATAGATTCCGCCTTTATATAGAGCTGTCTTCTTTCTTTTGATTTGTAAATTAAGTCTGAGCTCGAGCGAATGTTCCGAGTAAAGTTGAATTCATGTTTTGTTCCTGGGTTAAAGTCTATCAAAAGTCCGGCGTATAGTTTCTTCCCTTTGAAAAAAGTTCTAATTCCGTAATCGGACTTTAATCTCTCTAACACTTTATAGGCAGTTGCTTGCTCTATTGTGATTTTCCCTAAATCCAAATCCACCGCTTCAACCTCGTAATCTGGAGCTATAAAATTCAACAACGTTTGTAGTTTTACGGACGAAAACGTGTGGTTTATTAACTTTGATTTTCGAAGTTTATACATTTCGTCTTCACAAATCAGTACAGTTGGAACTTCAGCTCCAACTTCTGTGATATATCCCTCAAACTCTGTATTCAACTCACCATTATAGCCCGCTTCTATTTTTACTGTATCGCCGGGTTTCATAAATTCTAATAAGGGCTTCTGCTCAAGCGAAATTGAATCGCCACCTTGAACAGCATTTTTAAACTCTCTAGGTAAATGTAGTTCTGCAGTGTCAGACAGCTTTTCAATAGTGCTTTCAATTTTTATGGAATTAACCACTCCAAACTGCAGCTTATCTCCAATTGTAATTCGAACATCGATATTGTAGTACAGATATGGCATCAATCATTGGGTTTTAATAGAGTGTAAAACACTTCCTTAATTGACTTCATGGTTAAAGAAACTTGTACAGTATCTGAAAAACCATCAATTGGCTTGATGTCAATGTCCTCAAAATACACACTGTCAATATCCTTTTCCTCAAATTGAGCACCTTCAACTCGAACCACTCCATTGTGCTCAAAAATCCGAGATATTTCTCGTATACGATCGCTTGGATATTGCTTATTTTCAATGTCAATAAGCAGAATAGTTACGTTAATTGTCCAGGGCTTTGTTCCCCATCGTTCTATTACTTCACTATCGGATCCACTCACCTCAGTTATAATTAAGTTTTTCTCTCTACTGAAAGACATTATTGGAGGTGGAGCAAAAAAAGCGCTCCCTTCATTCATCAACATATTGTTGAATTCCAGTATCGTATTCTCATACTCAAACTTGACGTTTTCAACGTTAGAGTCGAACTCAGGGTATAAATCCACACTATACTTATTGTCCTCATTGACAACCACGGCGTTTCGGTACGATTTCTCACTAAGAGCCATCGCACCGAAAACAGCCGCATAGCGAGCCGCCAAATCAATCACATACGTATTAGTCATGAATATTTTTGTTTTTTATACCTAGTATTCCTTTTTCGTTTAGCCAATTAATTTGAGCCCATTTCCTGCTCCACGTCTCATCATCTAAATCTTCTGGAAAAGGAATGTGTAAAAAATGTGAAATGAGTGCATCTGCCTTAAAAATAAGGTCTCCGGAATCTTTATAGTTTAGCCCCGACCACGACTCTAAACTTTCCCAAACTTTCCCGTGCGAATCGGAATAAGTTCAACCAGTAAGGTTGCTGCTGCATAAAACAAAGCATCATCGTTCAAAACGGTTTCTTTGTCCGTTAACACACAGTTTTTTACTAGGATCTCTTGACCTTTTTTGGGATCAGTAGACATAAATTTCATCGATTGCCCTACAACGCTTCGTGTTGGTATGATTGCCAACACTTCCAGTTCGTTTATGCCATTGTCATCGAGCGGCAAGATTAAGGAGCGTAGTTTCTCACCATGCTCCTTTTTTAGGGTTTCTTTTACTTCTTTGGTTACTTCTTTAACTGCCATTTAAATGGTTTTTAATGATTAATTATTTCCTGCTACATTTAGCTTCACAGACAACGCAAATAAGTCATATTGCTTCTCAAGCCCCATGTCTCCAGTCACATCTCGACCTTCATCTTTGAACTTAGCTATAACTTTATCAACCACAATTACATTGAATTCGTTGACAAATTCCACCGTTACAGTAAAAGGCTTTATGGACATAATACTGCCATTAGACGCGAGTTCTAACGGTACAACATCTGCCATAGCCAAAGTCATGGAAGCTGATGGTGTGATTTTTCCCGTTGACCAACTTGTTGCATTTGCACCCAGCGAATGATTCAACTGGTGCTCCTGCTCGTTGCTATACGTAATTGATTTCACTTCAATCGGCACGCCGTTGATTTGAACCTTTACATCTGCACTATCGTAGGCTTTTGAATTTCTGATAATTTCGCCCATTTTACAATTGAGTTTTAAGGTTAATGAATCCGGTGATTTCTCCAATAGAACCACGAGGAACTATTTTATACGATACTTTCAGTATCTTTTCTACGATCAAATCGCTCGCTGGATCAACCCAAGTTTCACCTGCAGTGATTTCACCTCTTTTCAGCATATCGGCCAAAACTTGATTGCCAATGGCCTCCAATGCTACAATGGTTCCTGGAGATAATTTCCCTGTTTTCTCATCCACTGTCCAGTTGGTTTTTACTTTAGGCAAATAAGCTCTTCTAAGTTCTCTACGTGCTTTTTTACCCACACGGCCGTAAGCAATTGTATGTTCGTTGATGCTGTTGTCAGAGTCTAATACAATGGGTGAACAAACGTGATCGTTGTTTAATCGAACGCCTGCCATTCCAGCATAAGTAACTCCAAAAATGTAGCCTTTGTCTTCCAAGGTCTGCAAGTCGTCAAACTTTGCTTTGATGGTTTCAAAAGAGGAAAGACCTGCACTTATCAACTCTTTTTTCGCTCCATTCGTAAGGTTTTTCGTTTCGTTTTCACCTATGTTTTGCTGAACAAAACAAGAAGCTGTAACTCCTAGCGCAGTTCCAACAAAGGCGTAATTTCTAGCATGAGTGTCAGCTAATTTTGATTTAGCCACCTCATAATCTTGACCGATAACTACAGAAACCCCTTCAGCTGACAAGCTTTCAATCGCTCTTAAATCTATTGCTGAAGCTGCGTTTCCACTAAAGTGATGCCCTTCGAGAAATACGCTAACAGGCATAAAGTTTTCTTCTGACCATAGCTCTAATGCCTTCGCCGTAGAAATCGCATCAATTACATCTACTGGCAATCCGTCAAGGCTGGTAACAACCGCTTCACTGTCTAAATTGACTGCCACTGCTAATTGCTTGATTTTCCCATCCGAATTCAACAGCAATGCCTTAGCATGCTCTGACAAGCAATCTGACATGGACTCTGTTTGTTCCACAATCATTAGATGAAGCTCCGTGCCAGCTCCTGCTAGCCTAAAGAATTCCTTCAAATGTTGCCAAACGTGTACGTTTTGATTTTCATCAAAATCCTTTGTGATCCCAAAGTCTTCAACATCGGTCATATTGTACACAACCACGGGTGTGTCAAATTCAAGGTTCGAAACCACCGGTGAGGTGATGATGATGCCTGAAATAGCATCATCATTCCCTACACGGTTAGCACCCAAACGACCTCTTTGTATATTTACTCCTTTCAAATTTCCCATGTCTATTCGTCTTCCTTTTTAGGTTTCTCCGAATCACTGTTCGGCTCTTTTTCCTCCTTATCAACAGACTTTACGTCCCCCTTATCTATGGACTCTAAGCGTCCAAGTTTTTGAAGTTTCCCTTTTAGTTTACCATCTTTGGTTCGAGGCAAGCTATTGGTAGCGTAAGACTCATCTGTAAAGAATTCGCCTTTCGGGTTCAAATACAAAACATCATATTTTGGGTTTTTTGCTAAATAGTCTTCAGCAAATGCCTTTTGTTCTTTTGTTGCCATAGCGATTTAAATTAAGCGTTCGCAGAAATGATCGCACCGAAACCATGTTCTTGCTTTTTGTCGCATAGACCATAGGTATGTAATCTGAATTCAGATTGTGGATCCTTGTTTCTGGTATCCGTCATCATATCCTTGTAAAGGACTTTCACGCTCTCAAGGTGATACACTGTGTTTGGCGCATACAAAAAGATAGAGGCTTTTTGATCGTTTGCACCCGGTGTACTTCCTAAAGATTTCAACTTTGAATCCGCTCCATAGTATGGAGTGTCATTGTTTTCAAAGAAACGAAGTTTGAAGAATCTACTTACTTCACCTGTTTCTCTGTTAATCTCCACGTCACGATAATGGTTTGTGCTTGCACGATCAGCCATCAGGTCTGTACGGTGGTCATCAGACAGCACCATGTGCCAAGCCGTTTTGTCATTCAAATTCAGTTTTGTCAGTCGGTTATAGAACCCTAACAAATCTTCATAGGTCAATCTTTTTCTTCCATCAACCTCTGCACCCGTCGTTCGAATTACGGGCATTCCTGCTTTATTTTCAGAGGGTGCCAATTTATTCAAAACATAGTCTCGAACCCCAATTTTAAAGGTGTTGGTATGTTCCACACGAATGGCTGCTTCTTTGTCAAAGGCCATCCCTCTCAATTCTTTATCCGTACATAAGGTGGGAGTTGTATCCAGCTTATCCCATAAAGTCAAACCTTTTTTTCCTGTCATTGGAACAGGTGTAAAATCAGTGTTTGCGTTCACTTTAAAGTCAACGTTGTTAATCAATTTGTTGAAAAGGATTCCGTCCTCACCGATTGCGGCGGGATTTGGTCCTTTCAAAACACCCATGAAATCATCGCGGTAATTTCTAAAGTCTTCTAATAATTGGGGCTCCAGATACTGGATCGCCCACAATCCGTTTTCTAATTCTGGCATTATTTGTTGTATTTGTTGTTAAACAATTCTTTGAAAGCCGCTGGATCCTCTACGGACAGTTTTTCCAATCCTTTAGGATCTTCTTTTTGCCACTGATCAAACGCCCATGATTCACGTCCAGCTGAAGCTTGACCTGCACCAATTTTCCCAGACAAATTCGGGGCGGTTGGTTTTGAAATAGCTCCTAAAACATGTGCTAAGGCTTCGACACCTGAATTAAGCCCAATGTTTTCATACATCTTTTGCTCTTCGTCTGAGAAGCTTTTAGATGATGCCTTTGCAGTTGCTTCAATCATCGATTTGATTTGTTGACCTTGAAATTCAGCCAATTTCGATTCAGCTTTTGCCTTCAAATCTTTTTCACTATCCAGTGAACTTTGCAAGTCGTTAAACTTGGCTTCGACCGCTTCTAAGACAGCAGTGTCTGAACTCATAGCAGTCACTGATGCTAGAGCCAATAATGTAATTAATTGTTGTTTCATTTTCTGATTATTTAAATTTGGTGTTTGTTCTACAGTTGCACTAGGAGGTGTAAGCAATGCGTATGCATATCTATTATACATTTCAATTTCTCCCATTTCTACAGGTTCCGAATCCATTTCTAAGGGAGTGATTTTTGAGGGAATTACCTTACTTACTAATTTTAGATCCAAGGCCTCTTGAGCAGAAAACCATGTGTCTTTTGAAAGCCACTCTTTAACTACCTTTAAGGATTTCCCGGTTCGACTCATCAATTTTTTCTCAAAATTCGACTCAATTAGTCGGAGTAATTTAGCTTCACCCTCAAGGACATTCGCATTTCCGTACGCCCCGCTTGACGGATTGTGAAGCATTATATAGCCATTTTCAACGATTTGCGAATTATCTCTAGAAAGAAGTAGAATAGCGCCCATACTTGCAGCAACACCATCTACCTTTAAACATATATTTGCTCTGGAGTTTTCAATTGCATTCATCATTAAGTTACCTTCGAAGACAGACCCACCATAGGTGTGTATATGTACATCAATATCAGCATATTCATCTTCCAAAGCAGATAGTTCACGAATAAACCCCAAACCATCACCATCCCAGATGCTGCCATACGCTGTTAACTTATTTCCCTTTCTTCTGTAAATCATTATTCGCTCTTTTGCGCTTGTTTATCAAAAGCAAACTTATTACTTGATTTTTCACATTTATAATATGTGTGAATGGGTTGCAGTTTTTGGCGAATGGATGGGTATTTTTTCCAAATTTTGTCTAAAAAGCAGAATATAAATGGCAAAGCGAGTGAACAATGAAGCTATTCGAGCTTTAGCTGAACGTATGTATGTAGAAGAAGGTATGACGGCAAAAGCTATCGCTGAGGCACTTGACACTACTCCACAAACAATCGGGAGATGGAAGCAAGGAATCCAAGGGGGCAGAGATTGGGATGAATTGCGAACGGAATTCCTTTCCGCTCCTAACAATGTGAAAAAGGTGTTAATGGATGAGCTTACAAAGCTATCAAAGGGACACGAGAGTACCTTGGATATTAAAGCCATTAAAGAGTGCGTATTGCTTATTGGCACTTTATCCGAAAAAGTATCTGCTCAAATGGTAATGACTGTCTTTAGAGAATTCGACACCTGGGTAGCTACGCAAGATCCGGAAATAGCAATATCATTTTTAGAATGGCACAAGACATTTCTGCTCTATAAAGCACAACAAGAAGTATAATGAATCAAGGGTTTAAACTTTCAAAATCATATGAAAAAATGCTTATCGCTTATGATGAGCACTGTAAGGGTATTGAACAAAGTACGGGTAGTGGATTAAATCCAAGCCAAACTCCGATCCAACGTAAAAAACAAAGAGAAGCGTGGGAAAAGGATTACATCACATGGTTTGAAGAATTCTTCCCACATTATGCAAAAGTTAAATCGGCTTGGTATCATAAAAAACTAGCCAAACTAATCATTGAAAACCCCGTTTGTGATGTCCTTGCAGAGATATATAGATCCGGAGCAAAATCTGTGCATATTGACTTAGGTATTCCTATGTATCTTTATGTGACGGGTGAGCTGAAATTTATGCTACTCTTTGGCCAAACTGACACAAAGGCAAAGAAGTTAATCTCTGACATCCAATCAGAAATGACCTACAACCAAAAAATCATTCACTTCTACGGAAAGAAATTCAAATTTGGTGACTGGTCAGATGGTGACTTTACAACCACCGATGGAGCCAAATTCATGACCTCTACACCGGGGCAATCTCCAAGAGGTTTGAGAGAAGGAACGGAACGCCCGGATTACATCGTTTTTGATGACGTTGACACCAAGCAAAGAGTCAATAATGATTTATTGAGCAAACGTCTCTTTGACTTTGCGTGGGAAGATGCCAAAGGAACATTTGACGAAGGTTCTAAATTCCGACGGTTTGTTGTAGCGAATAACAATTTCCACAAGAACACACTGATCAATCTTCTTAAAGAAGAATTCAATGCGATAAATAGAAAGCTAAAACAAGAAGGTCTTAAATCTACCTTCTTTGTATTGACCGTTCCAGCAGTTAAAAACATGACCACGTTTGAGCCTAACTGGCCAGAAAAAACAAGTGCAAAGTACTGGAAAAACAAGTTCATAACTACACCTTACAGGTCGTTTATGCGTGAATATATGCACTTGCATATTGTAGAAGGATCTATTTTTAAAAACGAACAAATTCAATTCAAAGCGCGAAGCAAATTCGCCAGCTATGACGCACTCGTTTTTTATGGTGATTTGAGCTACAAAGATTCTGGAGACTACAAAGCGATGGTTTTAGTCGGCAAACAAGGAAGAGAATTCCATGTTTTGACAGCTTATGTACGTCAAACATCACGATATAATACAGCGAAATGGCTGTATGAGTATGTAGAACAAAACAATTTGTTGAAATACAATGTGCAGTATTTTATTGAAGGTCTTTTTGCTCAGGACGAATTTGTAAGCGATTTTGATGCTGTGGGTGATGAAGAAGGTTGGTACGTTCCTGTGGTGGCTGACCAGAAAACAAAAGCTGGAAAATTTGATCGGGTGGAAAGTATGCAAGGTTATTTCCAACGAGGAAACATTTGGTTCAATCTTGCAGAAAAAGATTCCACCGACTTTAAAGAACTCATAGACCAACTTCTTGCCTTCTCCAAAGGAAGCGGTGCAAATGATGACGGACCTGATGCTCTACAAAGTGCTATAAGCAAAGCAAACGTTTCAGCATTAACGAATCAAACCCCAATGACAACTACCTCAAGAAAAGAGTTGATTTCAAAACAAAAAAACAGATACTAATATGGCATTTTTGACAGACGACGATTACAGCGTTTTAGTGAGAAACGAGATAAAAGAGATTTTAGTAGAGGACTATTCCGAAACAAAATTACAAGCAGCCCAACAAATGGCAATTGCTCAGGTGAAGAATTATTTATCTGGAAAGTACGACGTAGTAGATATTTTTGGGCAAAACGGACCCACAAGGAATAGTCACATTGTTATGATTGTTCTGGACTGTACACTTTATCACCTCTACACGTCAACCGTACCCAAAAGAATGCCTGAGATTCGATCCTTGCGCTACCAAGACGCAATCGATTGGCTCAAGCTAGTTGCAAGTGGACAAGCAACTGCTGATTTATCCTTGAAAAAGGATTTAGAAGGAAAGGAGTTTGATGAGATCAAATTCAGTTCCAAATATAAAGCAAGTAATAACAGGTGGTGACAATACCATTTAAACACCGTTTAAACTCAAAAATAAGACACTTAAATTAAATTGATATGGAAATACTCGGTTTTGATATTTCAGTTAAAAATAAAGGCGGTTTTGCGCTTTTCAAAAATGACAACAAAACGGCACGGAAAAATCCGAATATAATTAAACTGGCAGATTCATTTAAAGATAATTCGAGAAAGGATATCGACAAATGGAGAAAGGCTTTACGAGCAACTACATTTGTAGATCAGCCTCGCTTTAATTTTTACCACGATTTGATTGAAGACTTACTGACCGATGGTCACCTGCAGTCTCAAATTCAATTGCGAAAACTTTCCACGCTCAATACAGATTATAGGGTAATCAATGTCAATAGCGGTGAGGAAAATCAAGAATTAGACTATATTCTGAACCAACAATGGTTTTTTGAGTTTTTAGAAAAGTGCTTGGATTCGGTATTGTTTGGAACAACTCTTATAGAATTTCTAGAATTCAACCATGAGAGAGTGGTGTTTAATACATTGCCAAGACGAAACATTGTACCAAGTAAAGGATGGATTTTGCCCGACCTAACAAGTGATAAACACATTGACTATCGGGTAGATGAATTCAAACCGTGGTTGATTCAAATTGGAGGTGATTACGATCTGGGAGTTCTAAACAACATCGTGCCAAATTTAATTTGGAAGCGGAACGTAGCGCAATCCTGGGCTGAATTCTGCGAAAAGTTTGGAATGCCACTCATTACAGCGACTACAAATACCACCGATGCAAAAGTAATTGATAACGTGCATAATATGTTGATTACGCTAGGAGAATCGGCTTTGGGTACATTCCCACCAGGTACGGATATTAAATTCCAAGAAGCCAATAGAACGGATGCTTTTAATGTTTACAAACAGTTTCTACAAACCAATACAGACGAAATAAGCAAACAACTGGTTGGATCCACCATGTTAAGTGACATGGGTTCTAACCGGTCTCAAACAGAAGTTCACGAACGTTCACTGGACAACAAAATTGCACAGGCTGACAAACGACTCATCCAGTTCATTGTGAATGATCAGTTGTTTCCACTGCTTAGAATGCACGGGTACAAAATTGACGACAATGACCATTTTGAATTCAAAACAGCGGAACAAGAAATGGAATTGCCAGCACTCTGGAATATTACAAATGGATTAATAACCAATGGCTATGAGGTACAGCAAGAATGGATCAGTAAAACCTTTAATATACCCATTGAAGGAAAAAAAAAAGTTCATGGACTGATTAGAGAAAGCGTAATAATCCCTAACAGCAATGCAAAGGCTATGTTCTTTCCAAGCCAAAGAAATGCGAGATATGACTTTTCGTGTAATTGTGGCAATCATGTTCAGGCTGTAGGCAAGCCAACGCAAGCAGAAATTGACAAGTTCTCTGATCAGCTTGTTGAATATATTTTTGAAGGAAAAGACACTTTGGGCATTGAGGCCGGACTTATCAGCAGTGAGGCCAATTTACTTTTACAAGCACTAAGGGACAATTTTAAAACCTTTAATGCTTGGGAAGGTGAAGATCATCTTATGCTTCAAATGATGGAGTATAATTTATTTGAATTCGCTGCGGGTAAAACAGAATCTCGTTTGGCAGCAATGACAGATTTGCTCTTTGATGAAAACAAAGAAATAAGAAGCTTTTCTTCATTTCGTGCGGAATGCGATAGAATAATGGAAGACTACAACCACAATTGGTTAGAAACGGAATACAATCTTTCCATTGCGGTGGGTCAAAACTCAGCGCGTTATGTAGAATTCATGAGCGAAAAGGACACCGTCACTTCTTTTGTGAAGTACCAAACTGCAGGCGATGATCGAGTAAGGACAGCTCACCAAGCCTTGGATGGAAAAGTATTCAATCTAAATGATCCAGCCGCCATGGACCTATGGCCACCCAATGGTTTTGGATGCAGATGTGAAATGGTTCAATATTTAGGTGATAAAACAGAAGCTATGAGTGGAGAAAAAGCCAAAAACCTCATGTACTCATCCGATCCGAAATTTCAAGATTCTCAATTTGAAATCAACCGGGGGAATTTAAAGCAAGTGTTTACCAATGAGCAGTTTTATGCAGACAATAAGAAGATGACCCATAAGATCAATGACATGACTTTTGATAAATACATGGACTTTAACGGTGACCAATTGCTAAAGCCCTGGGCTGATTTTAAAGAGAATTTAAAGGATATAAAGCTTGACAAAACCATCACCGGTGAAAACGTGAAAGAACTGTTTAAAAAGGTCAAAGGAAAAGACTATATGGGATTTGAAGATTATGCTGGTAGAAAGATGACTATGAGTGAAGATGTCTTTAAGAAGCATACCACAAAGAAATACTTAACTAAAGATCAAAATAGGCAGAAATTATTCCCACACATTAAAGACATATTAAAAGCTCCAGACGAAGTTTGGTACAATGAACACAAAGTCGGAAAATTTCAAAGTAAGTATTTAAAATTTTATAAAGATAAAGTAATAGTGATTGATTGTGAATTAAATGAGAAACAAGGATTAAAAATAAACACTTGGTATGAATTAAAGATTGATGAAAAGAATATTAGAAAAGGATTTAGAGTCAAATAAAAAAGTTTTGAAACTTAGGCCGTCTAAACCTGTTAATGCAAGCCGCCTCTATTCCTGACTACTTAATTTCATCATTATTAATGCAAGTTTCAAAACTTAACCACAAATATACAAAAACATAATAATATGGCAAGCACCAAGCTAACTATGCTGATAGACATGAGCACCAAGCTTTTCAACAACAAGTTGGGGCAAATGCAAAACAAATGGTCAAAATCCATTGACACCATGGATTCTAAATTTGGTAATTTTATGAATAAAGTTCCCAGATTAGGGGGTATGATGGACAAACTACGCACGCCTATTACTGCTTTGGGAATAGCCGCTGTAGGTCTGTTTGGAACTATGGCCGTCAAAGGAATGGATTCTGCAAGGCAATTTGATGAATCATTTACGCCCATTCGAAACCTAAATTTGGAAAAGCCTAAATCTGAATTGGATTCATATAGGAACAAAATCAGGGATGTAGCTTTTGAAGTTGGAACAAACTTAAAAGAGTCCACAGAAGCCATATTCGATCTTCAAAGTGCAACCGGGATATTTGGGGATGATGCCATCGCCATTTTTAGAAAAGTGGGTATCTACTCTTTGGCCACTGGTGCAAATTTAAGTGACGCAATGAACTCTACGACCAAAGCAATGAAGGCGTTTGGTTTAGGCGTGGACGATATAGACAAACTCTTAGAATCCAATGCAAAAGCCGCCGCAGTGGGAATTACCACTTTTGATGATTTGGCAAAGGTGCAAACTGTATTTGCGGGTTCTGCTAGTGCTGCAGGTCAAGAAGTAGATACTGCAAATAAAGTTTTTGCCATGTTTACATCAATCGCTAAAAACTCCGAAATCGCCTCACAAATGACTAAAACGTTCTTTCAAGGTTTAGGTATGCAGGCTGAAAACTTTAAAGAAACTTTGAAAATAGATGTTTTTGATAAAAACGGAATGATGCGTCAAGCGGATGATATTTTGAAAGAAATAGGCGGTCGATTTAAAAACATGAATGACAAAGAAATCACTGAAGCAATCAATAAAATTGGGGGACCTGAAGGTTTACGAGGGGCTTTGGCTAAAGTAAGTACTGGGGCTGAAGATATGATTAGCGTTTTTGAGTCATTTGACAGCATGAGTTTTAGCATGTCAGATGCTATGAAAAACGCTGAGGGTGATATCAATATAATGAAAAAAATATTCCACGATCGTTTGGAAACCTTGCTTTCAAAATTTGGTGAAAAGTTTTTTCCCATGATTGCAAAGGTATTTGACAAATTAACTCCAGTTTTACAATGGTTGTATGAGAATTTTGATGCTGTGGCCATTGGAGTAGGAGCATTAGCGTCTGTTTTTGGGGTTTTAACTGTTGCGGTTTGGGCAAACAATATAGCGTTGCTAGCCAATCCAATTGGGATTATTGTGGCGGCTATTATTTTGTTAATTGGATGGGTAACTATAGCTGTGAAGAAATATGACGAGTTTGGAGCTGGCATGTTAGCGCTTCTTGGCCCTGTTGGTTACCTCATTTCTTTTATAAAAACACTATACGACCATTGGGAAAGTGTGAAAAAAGCTTTTGAAACCGAAGGTATGATAGCTGGTTTAAAAAGATTAGGACAAGTCATTCTTGGCAGTCTTTTGCATCCGCTCGAACAGCTTTTAGAACTGCTTTCAAAGCTCCCTGAATCTATGGGTGGTGCCAAATTTGCAACAGCCGCTCAAAACATACACACTCTCAGAGAGAAAATGAATGTAGTCACACCTCCCAAAACAGAAGATGAGAAATCCAATGATGAAAAGAAAAGCCTTTACGATCCTGAATCTGTGTTTGGCGATGGAGCTACTGGAAAAGGAACGGGAACTAAATCGGGTAAAGAAAAGTTAAAAAACGAAGTCAACAAAGTAACCGGTGATGCACGTCAATCTAAAAACATCACAATCACCATTGATGCACTGAATAAAGGAGGTATCAATATGAACGGAAGCAGCACGCAGGGAATGAGTCTTCAAGATGTGGAAAACTGGTTTAATGAGGCCATGATGCGAATCATGCGAAATGCTGAACTCTCATAAAATGGAACACATAGTAATTGATAATGACGTTTTCAAGAAAATGCACAAAGCTTTAGGTACAGGCTGGACAAATAGAATGTCCAGTGAATTTGGGATTGTAGCCGTCAATTTCTCCAAAGAAAGATTCCGGAGAAAAGATTGGCAAAACCAAGTGCATGAACCTTGGAAACCAAGAAAGCGAAAAGATCGGGGTTCTTTGATGGTTCGAACAGGGAGGCTGAAACGATCGATAAAGAAGATCTCAAGCGGCACAGGCTATGTAATCATTGGTACTGATGTTCCGTATGCTAAGATTCACAATGAGGGCGGAAAAACCACCAAAACAGTGTATGTGAAAAAGCACACCCGCCAAAGAGGAGGCAGAAATTCCAAATCCCAAGGCAAATCAATGATTGAGGTGAAGTCACATAGTAGAAAAATGAATTTGAGTCTTCCACAGAGAAGGTTTATGGGCAAGTCCCGGGCCTTGGAATTAAAACTCCAGCTCCACTTGAAAAAGAATGTAAAAAACGTATTGAACAAAAATTTTAACCCCTCATGAAAACACTTTATTTAAAATTAATCGACACTTTTACAAAAGATGAAACCATAAAAGAGCTATACACCGAGCGAAATATAGATCCTGTTAGGCATGTGGATCTGTACAGCGGTCAAGATGTAAATCCTGAGTATTTTGAGTTGACTATTTATCCCGCTCTTTTTGTAAGCTTTTCAATAGATCACATTCAAAATATAGCCACCTTGACATTCAGGCTGTGTTATGAGCAATTAAGGGACACCAGCAGTATGTCTATCACTACGCAAGAGTCCTTGAAATTCTTTGACTTCATAGATTTGACGGACACTATTTTACAGAAAATGGAATCTGAACGGTTTGGAAAACTCGTTCCGGTAAGCACAGAACAGCAAATAGAAGAAACGGTAACCGATGAGTTTATATTGACTTACCAAGCTTCTTATACAAAAAATACCGACACTGAGAACAGTACCGGTACATTTGAGGATATTGAAATAAAAGGGGGACTCTACACGAACCTTCTTTAAAGAGTGTTTAAAGCTTCAAATAAGTAGGGTTCCGAGAAGGGATGTAAATATAATCTCCATCGGAACGACGTATTATTTCAATGCTTTGTTTTCCCATTTTCTTGAATTCTTTGTAGGTTGTGGCGTCAAAAAACTGGATGAGTTTTTTCTCCAGAGTGCGGTTCAAACAAGGGTTTTTCCGTTCAAAATTAACACCATACGCAGTTCGGTTAACCTCTACTGTGAACCGCCCCTCTTCTGTGTATAGATTCTTAGAACCGGATTGACACGGTGCATACAAGGACTGAGATTGTGAAACGGTTGCTGTAAGTAGTAAAAGTGTGAATATTAGGTTTCTCATGCGATTAATATTTGATAAATATAGCAAGTTTATTCATAAACCCGCTCGACGGGAGCGGCTTTTGGGTGTTTAGATTTATAAAACCCGGTCTAAAATCTTTATTTTATGAGGCGTGAGTATTTCTAGTGGACTATCATTGTGATTCATGTAATCTCTTCTATCTTCTTGCCAATAATCGTGCACACTATGTTCCATGGCAGTTTTCCAATCGTTTCGCTCAGTCCATTTGTTGTCATACCGCTCCCAGTCCGCAAAGTGCGCATTACTGAAGTCTCCTAAAACTTCCACTCTATACCCAAACTGAAATTGCCGATTGCTGAAAGCAACAAACTTTTTTAGATTCTCTAAAGTATGGCATACAAATACACAGTCAAAACGACTAGGCTTATGCGGCACGTGTCGTTGGCGATACGCTTCTAATTTTTCTTCATAGTAAAGAAACTGAGGGTTACCCAGATTACTGTGCTCATTGGTTCCATACACGTTCTGTACTATATGACCAAAAGAACCGGGAAGTATAATGGATCCCTTTTCCAATAAAGCGCCACAAAGATGATAAGCTATATTCATGGATCAAATTTACTAAATATATACCATTTTGCTGACATCAGTAAAATGATACAAAACAAAAGAGGGGGCAAAGGGGGCAATTGCCCTCTTTGCCCCCTCTTTTGTTGCAATTTTAATAGTGCAATTATTTCTTACACTTTCTACATTTCCAACCGAAATCCCGAGCATCCCACACCTCACCGCACTTTTCACATTTGCGCCAAATTTCATGATTGGAAAAGGGTTCAAATAGTTTTTCAGTTAGTTTCATACCTCCCAATACTTTTGATTCAAATACGTGCTGGGATAAGGCATTGCCGTTCCGTCGGCTCGTTTGGTTCTGCGTAGCTTTTCGATGTAGAGAAGCGCAGCGATCTTGTCTTTCTGTGGCAATTTGTTCCAGGCATTTTCGGTCATTTTCTTTTTCCCCACCTTTTGGCCATATTCTGTCCAAAATCGGTGAAAAGACAAATCCACTGGTACTTCATCAATTTTGAAGTTGCCAGCTTTCTTTTTATAGTCTTCAATCTTATCTAAAGAAGTGGGTAGATTTGCCCATATCCAGTCAAATAAGGGTTTGGTCAATCCGCCAACGCCTTCAAGGCTTGCGCGTCTTAAAAAGCCTTTTAAATTGTACTCAAATACGATTTCACCTTTGAAGTGACTGCTGGTCAATATGTATTTCTTTCCGTTCATTTTCTTGCGTTAATTATAGAGATTCCAAGATGTTCGGCTAATTCTTTTTCTATCTGTGCGCCTTTACTTTTCGACCAATCTGAAAGAAGACAAAGCACATCGCACTTTACCAAGGCAGCTATGCACTTGCGCATTGCGGTCTCCCAATCGGTGTTCCAGTCGCCAACCACTTCAATAGGATTGACCACCTCATAACCTTGTTTTTCCAACTCTTTTTTCGCCGTTGCGAATTTCAATGCACAACTGTGTTTCGGCTCACCCGTCACTTTTCCTGCGATGTATACTTTAGGTTTTTTCATTTTTTGGTTTTTAAAATTGTTGATGAATTTGATTAGCGACATCCAAAGCCACGTGAGTGGTGTAGCATTGATAAAAGTTCGCGTAAACCATTCGGCAATGCTTTTCAAGTGCAAATGCTTCATGGTACTTGAAAGACATCTTGAATTTCTTTGTCGTATGTCTTTTACTGATTTCCTTCTTTTCCAATTGCAAAGACAAGTCAGCGATGATCGACATGATAACCTTTTGTTCTTGCGAAAAAATGCCTTGAAAGCTCCCTTCGTTAAACGTTTCGCAAAGCACTTCCAGCGCTACGTGATTTATTTTGATGGTTATTTTTTCCATTATTCGATATTTTGAGGTTGCGTATATCCGGATGTTAGGCACAATTTAACTTAATCGTTCTAAAACTAACTGAAGTGCCTTAATATATTCATATTTATCTTTACTTATTTCATCTTCGAGATCAACAGAATGACAACCAGCACTTTCTTCGTGAACGTGTAAGTATCTACCATCTTTTTCTATTATCCAGTTACGGTACGTGTTCCCAATCTCTTTTTCAATTAGTTTTTGAATCACCTGCTTAGGTTCTACGTCAACTTCTTGACTAAATGTCGCATATATTTTCATAAAAACTGTGCCTAACAAGGTGTATAAGCAATAGCCGTTAGGCATTTGAACTATTGCAGTTGTTAATAATTACGTTTCTACTTCTAATCAAAATTTATGTTCGGCTACTGCTCATACACTCGACCGTTATGCGTCAGCTGAAATCCGTGCGTCTCAAACAAGTTAAAGGAATGAAGTTTGTATTTAGTATCGGCTCTCCAATAGGTTCATATCCTCTCCATCTTTCAGATGCCCAGGTATATCTTACGTTTTTCGCTATTCCAAATACAAGTCTGCCATCATAATCAACACCACACCAATCAACTTCTGGTGGACATTGAAAAAATACACCTTGATTTAATGGCACTGGTTTCTCTTTTACATTTGGGTCGGTCTCTATAAACATTTGTTTAGCAAATCCTATTTGTTGAGCCCAAACTTCACTTACCAAATGCTGTTTAGTGTTCTCACATATTTTTAAAAGTTTACCTAATCCCATTCGTAGATTGGCGTTTTTGTTCTGGAGCTCAATGATAATTTCAGAAGCTCTCTTGTCGCTTGATGTCGTGTCGTTTTTCATTTTACAAAAATTTAATTATTAATATTTCATTGTTAAAAGCCGAACGCATAACACGGCATATAGTTAATGCGCCAAGTTAAGTTAGTGCTTTAGTTTAAGTTTCGGAATGGGCGCACTAACCATATACCCATTCCGTTGTAGGCAATGCAAGAATTAAGTTAGTACATATCACCACACTTTTTGCATACATTCCAGCCTGTTCCTGTTCCGTCAGAGTAGTCATGGTCGCACTGTTCGCTTTGCCCTACAACAGCAGGTATAGAGCAGTTTTTTACTATCTCAAGTAGTAATTTTGCCTCGTTTACTGTAATCAAAATACCTTCTTGGTAATTCCAACTTGCAGCGTCTAAATCTTCTTCGTTATCTAAGGCAAAATCTATACTGCCTTGTAGTCTTTTTGTAAGTTTTTCTATACTCATAATTTATCGTTATTTAATCCGTAAAAAACCGACTCCATACCTGCATCACGTTAGCGAAATTTTAAGTTTCCTATTCTATAATTAATTGAATTGCATATCCGTAAACACTTCTAAGACGATGAGCATATTTATCAATTTGATCATGCTTCGATGCTGGTAGGTAGATTGTTTTTTTTTTAGCGCAAAGCTTACCCGTGCGCAAACGCCTGTGGCAATAGTATTTGTTATTTTTATTTATTGTCTTCATTTATTGTAGGATTATAAAAGCTCGTCTTTCCGAGCTGTCAGGGAAGGTGAAACCCAAATTAACACATGAAAAAATTTATTACTAACTCACCTTTTTTTTTTGTTCCCGAGGCAGGATTCGAACCTGCATTCCAGTCCTTATATTTCTTTGCTATTACCAATTATACGACTCGGGATCCACCTTACGATTTCCAACCGTTCGGATCTCTAACCAACCTCCACCCCTTATGACAAGGCGTGTATTTTGCACCTGCTTTTAATTGCTTTTGTTCTATTTGCTTTGCTTTGGCTAAGGTCAGTTCCGCGCCTGTTCTCTCTTCGATTTTGGCGGTTATAATGTCTATATTTGATTGATTCTTCATTAGTTCTTTCGATTTTCAAAGTTCAACTCTAATGCGTTTACATAATTATAAAATGCGCGTTCTTCGTTCGGTGTCAGGTCTAAGGATGGACAAACCCATTGGTTTTCCATGTTGCGAAACATCAATTTTCCGTTTACTGTATATCTGTTATCAGATACTTTTTTGATTTCTACTGCCATGATTAAATGTCTAATTTGTATTGATCGTTGTTAAAATTCTCCTTCAATTTATTCAGTTCTCTAGCGGCTGGTATGCCTAACCAATAATAAAAAGTACGTTTAGAAATATGGAATTCGGGTTCTATAAACTGGTAATAGATTTCCTTTTGCGTGAGTCCGTTTTTCCATTTTTCTCTTTTTACTATTTCCTGTACTTTGACAATTCTTGTGAAATAATTCTTCTTATTATAAGCCATACCGATTCTTTGATTATCTTTGAAGCTGCTACGTTCAAAGCTCGGTGTCGGTATGGCTCGGGCTTTTTTTTATTAGTTTTTACTCGGAATAGGCAAATCGTTTTTCTGGTACCAGGCTTTGTTTCCCATCTTTACTGCAGATTTGCTGAAATTCCTTTCCAATGCTCTAAATTGCTTGTGCAATAGCCCTAATTCTTCCAAAGAATACCGGTTTAAATCTTTTTTCAACACAGAGCTTTGTCTCATCCATCGATTGAACTCTACCCAGCTGTTTGGCTTTTTGATTCCGGTTCGAGTGGCAATGGTTAGAATTGTGCTTCTTGCGTTTCTGAGGGCAATTTCCCTTTCACTATATTCAATCGGTGATTGGGTAGGGAAAAACAGGGCGTAAATACCCTCAATCTCTGTGTCTGTCAACTCATCTATTACCGTTGTTCTATGTGTGTGAAGCCACACGGTTTGAGACAAACTAAATGAGTCAAATCTTGCCATTAAACGCTTTTTCATTACTTCTGTTTTCATACTAAAAGTGGTTTTGATTTGATAAATAAATGAAGTACAGTAAGACTCCCAAGCAAAATCCTACTGCTAATACGCCTATTGTTTCTAAGATGCTCACAACGATGAAAAGTTAAGTTCTACAGCTTGGTATTCTCCAGCATCATCTTTGAACCATACTCTGTAATATGTCTTAGAATCCGGGCGTGAAATGGACTGATCGATTAGGCTCATCGCTTTCTCGTATTTTTCTCGCATATCTTTTGTTTTTATGCGCTCTGTGTGCTTTTTAAGTCCTAAAATCTTACGTGTGTCAAGTTTACCTCTTGAGGTTTGAAATGCATCCTCAACAATGGAAAGAATAAAATCATCGCCCTGAATGTTGTTTCGCACCAAGTCTAAAAGAACTTCTTTTGCAGATTCCAGAGCAACATCATCAAATCGGATCAATTCGCTAACGCTTACTTCTACTTTCAAACTTCTGTCAAAATTGAAAAAGGTAAAATTACCTTTGCCATTTAACTTCACCTCATTTGCCTCTCTGGAAGCTTCAAGGATTTCTTCAATGATGGTTTCGATCTCATGTTTAAAGCTGATAAGGCTCTCATTTATCTTCTGTGACTTCTGGAACAAGGTGAAAATCTTACGCTCTCTCAATCTTTCCAGCGGTGTGGTTCTGTTATACGGAATCTTGGTTCCGGACTCGTCGATCCAAAATTCATCTTTGGACACTTGCTTGTAATTCTTACTCATTTTCAGTGATTTTTGAAGTTAATATTTGGGTTTTAAAGGATTTGTTTTTAAGCTCATAGACAGCTCCATCTTCATTTTTTATCACACAGTCAAAGTGTTCAGGCAAAAGCCTTTTAAAGGTGGTTATTTCAGCGCCGCTTAGAACTCTAGACTTTGTTTTATAGTCTCTGATTGTTGATTTGTATAGGCGAATTCCTTTGCATTTTGATACTTCTGAAAGGGGTACTATTACTTCCCACTCTTCATTTTGCATCATTTTAGCTTTGGTTAAGTAGTTGTAATACTGAACTACAGCAAAGTTCACATGGTTTTTTATCAGTTTTTGTATCATGTTATTTTTCTTGATTGATTATCTTATCTAGCTTCATAAATTGCTCATAACTCAAATGAGAGAGTTCTTTTTCATCTGCATCTAGGTGAATATCCACCACCTTGTGTGAGTCACATACCGTTACTTCCAAAACTCCTTTTTTGTACACTGAATAATTCAGGTATTCTTCTTTGATTTCTTCGTGTTCATACTGGAACTCAAAGCCCGCCAAAAGCAGTTTGTTGTGTAGATTTTTTGTGTACTTCATTTCAAGTTTTTATGATCGTTAAACCAAGCTCTTCCAATTCTATGAGACGCGTTACGTAGTAATCTCTGTCTCTTTTCTTCAATGCGTATTCTGGGCTAATGGTAGCCTCAGCAGACTGTAGCCAGTCATTGAGTTCCTTTATTTTGTTTTCTAGCCATGCTTTATCTACTGTCATTTAATTAAGATTAAAAGGGTTAAACAATTCCTGGAACTTGACAAGTGCAATGCGTCCAGAATAAACTTTTTGAATCTTGCCTGCCTTGTTCCTCAAGACAAGCATTTTCTGACCGTTATATGTGTAGAATTCCATCTTACTGTAGTTTTATCTTTTCTCTAATTATCACTCGTTTTAATCGACGTAAATCATCAATTACCTTCACACTGGTAACTTCTTTGGGTCCTACTGGAATGTCTTTGTAGACAGGCTTTAAACTCTCAAAGATTTCTTTCTGGAGTGTCGTGTCCAAAACTCCATTGATAGCGCAAATTTTGCGGACACAATCCATGGTAGCACCCATCAATCCAATGTAAGCCCGACCAAATCGACTCTCTAATTCATCAAATCCTAACCGTCGTAATCGAACGCCTCGGATTATTTTTTGCTCCAAGTGTGGCGTTCCTGCTATGATGAGACTCATTTCATCTTCACACTCATTGAATAAGTGAATAAACCAGCGCAAAGAAGATTCTTTGAGCTTGTCAGCCTCATCAATTATCAATAAGGGTTTTTGAGTGCTTCTCTTTTTGAAAAAATTCACGACTTTCATTCCTAACTGATCTACTTTTGTGTAGCTTTTACCCGTATCTATGCCCAATGTGGTGCATAACTCCAATAGAAAGTCACGCTTTGCCCACTCTCTACTGCATATATAGAACACAGATTCGTTGGAATGTTCCTGGGCAAAGGTTTTCAAACTTGCGCTTTTCCCAATCCCCGCCTTGTCCGCTATAATCATAAATAAACTGTGGGCTTTAGCATCTGTACAGATGTTTGCTACTTTACGGTAATTGATGGTTTCAGCTATCTGCCAGCTTGCAGAACTGTACCCAAGCGCGTGTCCTACTTTTAGCCACATTTCACCCGTAATTAACGTCCAATTCCCTTTTACCATTTGCGTAATGGTGGCTCCGGATACATCTGCCTTGGTTGCAACCTTGGCGTAACTGCCTAGCCTCTTTTTTTCTGTATGAATGTGCTGGACAATGGTTTGTTTTTGTAAATTTGTCATATCTAAAATCATTTTTAAAATTCGTTGTGAATATTGTTTAAGACAGCGTTCGCAATGTCATCCGGGGTATAGTCTGCTCCGGATGCTTTTTTAAGTGGAATTTGAGCCGTCTCATTCATGTAATTTTCTTCAAATTGATTGGCTTCTTTCTTTTGGGTAAAAGGTCCCATCAGTAAAGACTCTTCGCCTATCATTTCCTCTAGTTTGTTTTCTTTATGAACTTTGATTTCCAAGGCTCGTTTTTTAGCCTCTGCCATTTTTCCGTACTCTTTATTGGGTCCTGAAAGTTGTGGACGATCAAACAATTGCGCGCTGCATAGAAATGACAGTAATTGGTCGTGTTTTTTCCATAAAAACACTTCTGATAAGTCATCCAAATTATAGCTTACAACTACTTTTTGGTTGAATTGATTGGCAATGATCCCAAAGTATTCGGACGGAACCATGTAATCAAAAGGAACGCCTACAATCTCAGTAGTAAATTGACCATCATTTCGAAGCGTTAGTTCTTTTTTCAAGTCAAACAGCATGGAAATACGCTGTTTATCTGCCCATATTACATTTGGCTTTTCGCTTTCCTCATGCAATTGAGCAGGCGTTTTATCTATTTTACTATGCTTTCTTGAGTACCAGTTAAGCGGTGTAGTTCTATACTTCTCTATGGTAATGCTCGCTGATTCTACGGCTTTCTCTAAATTCCAACCTTCCTTTTTGGCTTCTTTTCTGACTCTTGCTAAATACTCTGCACTACGGTGAGCGTATGAGGATCTGGATTTAATTCCTTCACCATAGAAATATTTGGTTTCCATCATGAATACGGATTGAAGGGTGCGGAACCAACGCTCTAACTTTGCTTTTTGGTTTGCGTTATGGCTAAAATCTACACGAACTCCTAACGTTTCCATTCGTGTAAATAAATCTTTCAATTGGGGCGTATTGTGTCCCGGGAATCTATCAGTAATCAGTTCGTACGGTAAATAACCTGCATTTTCAACGGCCATTTTCATCGCTTGATGATACACAGCATGGTTTTCTGAATAGTCAAAACTATAACCCAATACATCTCCACTGTGAACGTCACGTATAGCGACTACAAATAGATGACGATCTTTCCCATCTTCTGCAGTATGTGCAATGACATTGTACCGAGTGGCATCCATTTCCCAACAGTCACCTGCTGAAATTGCATTTGCCGTGGGTATATATCCTTTGAACATCTGTGATTTACTGTTACCTGATCCATATCGTTTCTCACCGGTTAAATACTGCGTGATCGGTTGCTCAAAAATAGAAGTGCCAAACCATCTTCTTGACGGGGTTTTCTTGCCTGTTAATTGACACATTTCTTTGACTTTGCGAATGATAAATTCGTTGCTAAAGTTTGCGTCCATACTGCGCAACTGCATAGCCCAACTAAACACCTCAAAATCTGTATAGAGTTCTGCGTTTGCATTGCCTACTCTGGGTAGGTAAATTAAACCTACAATGCTGTTGCCCGGTTTTTCTAACTCCACCATCTTTTCTTTTAATCGAATAGGGTGATGGGGTATATATTGCATGTCCATTTTCTTTAAAATTGGACTTAGATCGTTATAAATTTGATTGGCCGTTCCTGGATAGTCGTCTTTTTCATCCAAAATAAAATCTAGTACTGCACACGCTTTTGCAAGTGCTATTTGCTGCGGTGGAAGTGTCTCTGAATAGAAAGAGAGATAGTTCTTATAAACCTTGTTTAAATGCTGTTTAAACCGCTGCTCTATTTGAGTCTCTTCTAAATTTCTACACACATATTGCCAGTGCTCTATTAGTGCAGCTTCGTCACCAAAACGGCTACGGTATCTAGTAGGTGCCTTGTCAGGAATATTCGCAAGACAGTAATAATATTCGGACTGGATCCGAGCCCACCGCCAACTTTTGCCACTGTCTGGCATATAGTCCTTGGCTTTGGCTAAATCACATTCGCGAATTGATTTTTTGTATAATGGACGTGCCTTTTTCCATAAATAAGATTCAGTAACTCCACACAGCTCTACCAGTAGCCTCTGGGCTATCCAAGTGGACTCTACGCCGTTGGCTTTTCTGATGATTATGTCTGTGGGTTGTAAATTCATTTTTCCTATTTTATAAAAATGCTTGTCTTTCCAAGCTGTCAAGCGGGCGTTATCCTTCACGCTGTGCCATCTTTGTTGTTCCGCTCCGGGAATCGAACCCGGACTAAAACCGTTGCGGAGAAATCCATATATTTGTTTTGCTAAAAATTATGTATATGGACTTTAATCATTTCAATTCTTGGACTTTGGAAGCTTATTCTTTTGACTGCTTTGCCAATCCTTTATTTAGTCAATCGCTTTATCATTCGTTTGAATCATTCAAAACGAGTACAATCAATGGCGTTCCTTTACTGATATTTCATCAGGAGAACCTTTATCATGTGTTTTTGCAGCATTATGCACGGCACTTAAGACTGCTGATAAACACGATTCCGTCGCCTGACTCAATTGTTTCTCTAAATGTTCATGGTGTAAATTTGAATGACTACCATTTGCACAAGGAGGAGTTGCTATCTCAACTTTCCCTATTAACTGTTTGATGTTGATTACTGTTTTCATAATTCATTTAAATTTTGTTCCGCTCCGGGAATCGAACCCGGACTAAAACCGTTGCGGAGAAAACACTACATTTGAAGTTCCAATTAAAAAATTATAGTGTTATGGATAAATTTGAACTTATCGTTTTTGCTATGTCAGCAAAATTATCAGCGTTAAAAAAGACTCTGACAGAAGAGCAATTGAAGGCTTACGATGATCAAATGAAAAAGGCTAAACAATCTTTTTTAGAATCTCATCCATCCTTAAATCAAGAGCTTCTTGATTTTGCCGAGCAATTGTTTTCTTAAGCTCGTCATCTTCTTTGATTAGTTCTCGTACAATAGGTGCGAGAACTTTTTTTATCAATTTTCTCATAAGCTCACTTAAATCATAGTTACACACTCGTAGTATTCTTTTTTAGGATAGTTGTAAATTTTTCGTTTTACGATTACCCCTAAAAATCTCCATGTCTTATCCGTTCTTGATATTCCACCTGGAAAAGAATCATCTAAAAAATGTTTAATCTCTATTTTCATAATTCTTTATTTACTTGATCTACAATTTTATCTAACCAGGACTCTATGTCCTGCTGTAAATTGGGTTTATTCGGTGCCATCATTTTCCTTGATTTTTTTAAGTTCCTGAAGTATTAAAAAACCTTTGCCCCGGGTGGGTGTGCGCCTTCCATTGTTGATCTCACCCACATAGCTCTCTATGGTATTGTATTTTTGAGCCAATCGCTGATAAAGCGTGTGGTGCCTCTTTACTAGTTTTTTTTGCTGATGCTCCATTTTTATTATACTTTTGTTGTTGTTAATTAAGGCAAAGATATAAACAATTGTCTAATCAGCAAAAATAAATTAAACTTTTTTCTATTAAAATATGAAAGCAATTGACAGAGTGAAGAAATACATTGAATACAAAGGCTTTAACAATAGTTCATTTGAGAAAATAAATGACTTGTCTAATGGCTACATAGGCACTCAGCTTAAAAGAAATGCTGATTTAGGAGAAAGTGTTTTAATAAAAATATTAGACAATTGTTTAGATTTAAATGCTGAATGGTTATTGACTGGAAATGGAGAGATGCTTAAAACCAAATGTAAAGAAAATGCCACCATTAAAAACGGTGGCGCAAATGGTGGCATAAATGGTGACAAACCAAATGTAAAGAAAACCTTACCCATGGAATCGGTTGGGCGGGGTCATTTGATTCCTTTATATGATGGTGTGGTAACAGCAGGGACCTATTCCATAGCCGATCTAAGCCCACAACATGAGGCCGTGGAGTATGTAGATGCTGGTGACTGGTTCCGAGACGCAACCGCCGCCATGCGTGTGCATGATGACTCTATGCACCCAGAGTATAAAAGTGGGAGTATTGTGGCTTTAAGGCTAGTTAATGACCGTACCCTTATAGTATATGGGCAAGACTACGTAATAGAAACAAATGAATTTCGAGTTTTGAAAAGATTACAGCGGTCAGAAAAAGAGGACCACTGGTTATTAGCGTCGGTTAATATGGATGTATGGCAATTAGGCCCTTTGTCCGGGCGGTTGATCCATGAGCCTTTTGAGATTAAAATAAAGTCCACAAGTCGTTTATTCAGGGTTTTAGGCAATATAAAAAGGAATGAGAGCAGTCGAATAGTCTTTAATAAAAGTAAAGATCAATAATCAAATAATGAACATATTTCGGCAAAAAATAAAGGGATCCATTCTTCTATGTTAATTTATATCGGCAAAAATGAACATAGAATTGTTATGTATTAATGTATTTCGCTCTGTAAGCCTTTACATTTGGTATTGCCCTTTAAGTTCGTAACAAAGTCACAATCTCCTCTTCGTATTAAAACAATTTTCCCATTCAGTTCGGCTGTGTTTGTAATATTATCACAACCGTCGTTTGCATCCGTTCCACCATTTG